TGGCTCAAGAGCAGGTGACATCTTTCGAGTTAATGAACAAGAGCTAAACACTAACACAACAATTGACGCAGATGAAAATGCGAGTGCTACAGGGCCACTTACTGTTGCATCGGGTATTACTCTCACAGTCAATGGAAACTTAACGGTGATATAGATGAGTACATTACAAGTCGAAAACTTAATAGGGCCAACATCTGGGTCTAATGCGAACAAGGTGATAATACCAAGTGGTCAAACACTGGATGCTTCTGGTGGGACGCTTAGACCTAGTGCTGGTCAGGTGGTTCAATGTGTTCAGTACTATAACTCATCTACATCTTCCGAACAAACAACCAGCACTTCACTTGTTTCTTCAATCATACATAAAACAATAACTCCAAAGTATTCAGATAGCCAGATTGTGATACAGTTAAGTATTAGTATGGTAGATGCACAACAAACTAATATCAGAGGTAAAATGCGAGTAAATGATATTGATATGCCATCCACAGATCAGTTTATGATAGGTTACCAAGACGGAAATGGGCAAGCCCGATATACCCCTTGGACTTTTAGTGGTAACTATCAATGCACTTCAACAGCCCCATTAACTTTTAGAGTATACTATAAGAGTGGTAGCAGTAGTGTGAGTGCTAAAATAACTCACAGCCAATCCTCTGCATCACTAATTTTATGGGAGATCGCACAATGAGTACATTAAAAGTCGATAGCCTCGTTGAGAAGACAAGCGGTAATGGTGTGCATATTGCAGGGCATGTTATACAGGTTGTACAGGGTACATTAGGCTCTCAAATGTATAGTGTTGCTACTAGTTTAAGTGATACAGGATTAACAGCAACAATTACCCCCAAAAGCGCAAGCAGTAAAATACTTGTTGTTACGTCTGCTTCTGGAGCTATACAGGATAATGCAACTGACGATGAAAAAGCTAAAGCCGCTTTAGTTCGTGGAAGCACTGTTATATCGCAATTTGAAACTTTAGTAAGAACTAGAGGTGGTACGGGTGGTGAAGCGGCTCCCTTTAGTATTAATTTCTCATATTTAGATAACCCTAACACAACAAGTGCAACAACTTACAAAACTCAAGTTGCAGTGATGACAGCAGAACTTGTATATGGGAACTTGGCTAATTCAACAGCAACCATAACCCTAATGGAGATCGCACAATGACCAGTATAATAAAAGTCGATACTCTACAGAAAGCCAATGGTAGTACACCAACGGCGGCTGACTTAGGGATTAATACAACGGGTAATGTGTTACAGGTTGGTAGTGGAGTTTTTACAGGTCACATGAGTATAGGCTCTTCTGCTTATACTAATGTTACAGACTTAAGTGTGACACTTACACCTAAGTCAACAAACAGTAAATTTATATTATGTCCATCTCTCTCTATTTCTTGTGATTATTTTTCTATGGGCTTTCGCATACTGCGTGATAGCAATATCCAAAGTGACTATATAGCATCAGGTGTTGAAAGTAGAATAGCAACAACAGCCCATATAAACCCATATAAAAGTGGAGACACTACAGGTTCAAACTCTTACCAAGCTTTCTATATGAGTGGTGATTACGCAGACAATACATCTGCATCTGATACAACAACTCCTATAACATGGCTAATACAAGCAATTTGTTACAATGGTGGAGCTATCAATAGAGGTAAATCTGAGGCTAATTCTAATTCATACTATCAATCAGTATCTTCATTTGTAGTGTACGAAATACAAAAATAACGGCTAAAGGAGGCCAAATAAAATGACAACAATATCAACAGCATTATCAGAGTTGGGAGTTACAGAGTGGGTACTCCGTGGCGAACCAACAACAGAAGCTGAGTTCACAACCATGTACGCCAAAGTAACTGGCGCAGATGCAAATGGTTCAGCAATTGAGAGCCAAGACCCATCTGATTGGGGTACAACTTGGTCGGCAGTATCAGCTAAGAAAGACGCATTGATTGCGGCTGAACCTATGAAGCTACTACGAGCAGAACGTGATCGTTTGATTGCCGCTACTGATTGGTGGGCAGGGTCTGATCGTACAATGACTTCTGCACAGACTGCATACAGACAAGCACTCAGAGATATAACTACAAGTGCAACTTCACTAGACGATGTGACGTGGCCTACAAAACCATAAGGAGTAGACACTTATGACTAAAGCAAGAGACTTAGCCGACTTAGGCAACAAGACTAGCTTAGATGAGATCAATGATGCTTATGATGCAGGGGCTTTGTCGAACAGGAATATGATTATCAATGGTGCTATGCAAGTGGCACAACGTGGGACTAGTTCAACTACTGATGGATACAATACAGTTGATAGATTCAAGATGTCAAACGCTGGTAATGATGAAGCACCTACAGCTTCACAACAAGTTTTAACTTCTAGTGATACTGGAGTTTGGGAAAAAGGTTTTAGATATTCATACCGTCTGACTAATGGTAATCAGACTAGTGGCGCACAAGCAAATGATAGAATAGCACTGCAACATATTATTGAAGCACAAGACATAGCAAGTATGGGGTGGGATTATACCTCTAGCTCTAGTTATATCACTCTGTCTTTTTGGTGTAAATCTAGTGTTGCACAAAACTTTTATGCAAGATTGCAAACTAGTGATGGAACATCGCAGGGGTTTGCTTTTGAAACAGGGGCTTTATCTGCTAACACTTGGACAAAAGTTACACAAATAATCTCTGGCGACTCAAATTTACAGTTTGATAATAATACTGATACAGGGCTAGTTATTGAATGGGTCATGTATAGAGGGACAGACAAGACTGGTACAATGACACTAAATTCTTGGGGGGCTTTTGATGGTGCTGTAAGAGTACCAGATATGGCCTCAACTTGGTACACAACGAATGATGCAACATTTGAAATCACAGGAGTCCAACTAGAAGTCGGCGACACTGCTACTCCATTCGAGCATGGTAAATCATACGGAGAAGAACTGGCGAAGTGTCAGAGGTATTTTTATAAAGTAGATGGCGCTGGAGGCCAGACCTATAACGCACATATTAGACAGACAAGCGGTTCTGGTACTCAGGCTTATGCTCAAGAGATTAATTTACCTGTTACCATGAGAGCATCGCCCTCAGTAACTGTATCATATCAGGATTTGCATAAACCTGGTGTTCGTTATGACACTATAAACTCTGTGAGCGCAACTGGATCACAACAATCAGTAGGGCTTATTTATGATGTAGCAAATGCTGATGTTAACTCTATATCAACCCAAGTGCGTAGCTTAAATGTTACCGCAGATGCGGAGTTATAATCATGGAAAACAATATGAACATTACATCGGCACAATACCAAGCTGACATGGATGGCAACAACTCAGGCATCCAAGCAACAATAGACGGACAAGAGATGTCAGTCCCACTAGACCCAGCCAACAGGCACTACGCAGAGATACTCAAGCAAGTCGAAGCTGGTACTCTGACAATTGCGGATGCTGAGTAATGTTTGCATGTATGGATATATGTGTTAACGTGTTAGCAGAAAGATAAGGTTATGGAGATGGACTCTATTTGGAACATGATGCTTACCGCTTCTTTAGGTGGGTTAGGGTGGTGGATTAAAAGCCAACACTCTGAGTTAAGCCGCGTACAAATTCTTCTTAATAGAACGCGAGAAGAACTGGCCAAGGAGTATGTCACGAAAGCTGACTCATCTCAGGTGCTCGGGCAAATAATGAGCAAGTTTGACCGGATCGAAGAGAAGCTAGATCGGTTAGTGGAGAGGCAATGATACGTTTTTTCGTAATAACGTTTTTCTTTATTGTAGGGTTTACCATAGGTAACGCTGTCTTTGCTGATGATGACAATACAATAAAATCAGAAAGCACAATTATATCTGATGGAACTATGGACACTACTATCAACAGTCCGCCACCTTCTGCTATTTCTCCACAAATAAGTGCTAGTAACTCTGACCTCTGTACTGTTGGTGTAGCAGGCGCAGTACAAACACAAATTCTAGGTATTTCAGCGGGTAGAACCGTTCGAGACATGAATTGTGAAAAACTAAAGAACGCCAAAACCATGTACGATATGGGCATGAAAGTGGCAGCGGTATCCGTAATGTGCCAGGACGAAAGAGTGTTTGAAGCCATGCTCAACGCGGGGACGCCCTGTCCCAAGGATGGGTTGGTGGGCGATAAAGCTAGGTTAGCTTGGGAAATGGAAGCCGTAAAAGAAGAAATACAAAGAGATCAGAACAATCCTATGAGGAAGATTTTCAATGAGAACGTTGAAACAAAAACAGGTCTTAGTGTTATTATTAGCACTCTGGCCTTCTTACTCTTCTTGTGATCCCTATAGCTACGGGACAACAGG